CCTCCACAAAGCCCCCTTATCAGTCGGCCTGAACCGACCATAATCCAACGCCAAACACCCCTCAGCATCAACCGCAATCCCCTTAGCCACCATCATCGGATCAGGCTGAATCGGTTGCACCCGCTCAAGTGTTTCCCTGATACGCCTCGAATACTGTTTCGCCATCGCCTGAGAAACCGACCCGATCATCACACGAACACGCCGATTCCGGCAAATCGCCCACACCGCCACATCATGAAACAAGGTTGACTTACCCGCACCAGGCGGCACATTCAAAACAACAAACTCCTTCTCCTCAGACTCCAACAACCCGATCAGCTTGTACGCAGCCTCAACCTGCCACGGAGAAGGCACCCTCCCCAAATAATGCCGCCTGAAAAAATCAAAATCATCCAACCCTCGCCGCGCATCCTCCCCCAACAAATCAACCGGGATAGCAGACGGCAAATCCGCAGCATCCAACGCCAACTGAAACTCACGCGCCTGACGACCCCCAGCCCCCGACCCCCTCGAACCCTTCAACTCTGCCTCAGCCCTAGAAGCAGCCAACACCCGCGCCTTCTTGATCCAACGCGACCCAGTGTTGTAATGCACCCCAGCCTGAGCGCAAGCATCACGAATCGTATGACCCGACTGAACAAGCGCAAAAAACTTTGCTTTATCCTGCGGCGGAACAGCTCTCTTAGTACCCATCAAGTTTTACGTTTCAATCCCGACACACACCATACACCCTATGCCATAATGACACCGCAACTTACAAAGCCCTTACCGCCGGGAGGCAGGCAAGGCACCCACGGTCGTACATCGGTTGCATGATGCGGGACATTTCACACCAGGGAACTGGGGTAGATGAACTCTGCAACCAACCAGTACCCAAGACCGACCCTGGCCCTGTTGCGTAAGAAGTTCAAGCAGCGTTGAATGAACGACCAAACATTCACACCAACCGGTGTCGGCTCAAAACAAGTAGCAACGGCCACCATCAACCCAACAGTTGAAAAGCGTGGGGGAAGCGAAGCCCGAACCATCGAACAATCAAGCCGACAACTCCCGCGCCTCCGGCTTGCGCTACCGCCCCTCGCTACGCTCAGGTTGGTCTGAAACAGCACACCAACCCCGATCACACCACTCCACCGCTGCGGACACCCACAAAAAGAGTGACACCAGGTTGAAACGGATATACATATTCCCGGGGGCGGGGGCCTCGGCACACCCCCGGTCGGCGGGCGCGGGGGGCCGGGCAGCCTTTGTTACATAACTAACATTATGGGCGGTGCTGCTGAACGCGGAGAGTGGCGGCCGGTCACCCAGGGTGGTTGATCCGTGCGTGAGACACCAGGCCCGAAAATGTCTCACGGTCGCGGGCTGTTAGGTCAGCCTTACTTGTGTCGTGCTTGTATTCAGCTTGTCTTCTACTTGTATGGTTGCCGGTGCTTGCTGTTGTTAGCACAAGATTTTCTAAGGTTCCCGGCCTAATACCCTTGACAAGTGTGTGACGTTTCTTTATTGTGGTTCGTGTGTGGGGCAAGCTCGCACACCTAATAGATAGGGGCAGTCAATGACTGAGCAAGAGTTCGAGCGGGCGTTCTTGGCCCGTTGGGGGTTCCCGTCATGGGGGCAGTACCTACGGGAGCAACTGGCGGTAGGTGTGTCCCAACGGGATGCGTTCCACGCTTACGGGGTGCTTTCCCGTGAGGCGGGCAAGTGTGCGGGGTTGGTTGACTGACCGACGACGGCGGACGGGTGGCGGGCTAGGCCCGTGCGGGGTTCGATTCCCCGCCCATCCACGATTCGGGGACAGTCCCCGGACGAACAGAAAGGGGCCAGTAATGGTGACGGAAGAGAACGGGTGTGACTGCCCGAATTGTGAGAGCGGCAAGGGGGACTGCCTGGCGGGGTTTTGCGCGGTGTGTCTCACGGAACTTGGCACGGGGGAGCCGTGGGGGGCCACTTGTGGTTCGTGCGGCGGCGAGGTCGCGCAGACTCTCACCAACCACACGGGCAGCCGTTGGTGGGTGCATGGAACCGAAACCACCGACAACGGGACGCGGGTTGTGACCTGGACGAACGGAACCGAATTGGTGGAAGAGGTCACCCGGCCAACCTTTACGCATTGGGTCTTGGCGGCGTGGGACGCATCTTCGAGCGTGAGTGTTGACAGTCTCGCGGAGATTCTCGCAGAGCTTGACGGGTGGCGGGCGTGATGCGGCAGTGCGAGAATTGCGGGGTGCGTCACCCGGACGAGGTGCAGTGTTCCGCTACGGATCAGCGGACGCATGAGATTCGGCGGGTGCTGTTGATGTCATGGGAACAGCGGTGGAGCGTGGATGACACTTTGGGCCGTATCGCACGAATCCTGGACGGGGGCCAGTGATGCGGCGCGACAGTGACCCGACACCGGCGCACGGTATCGCCCGGCCCGGTGTGGCCTACGTCATCCGGCGCGGGCCACGTTTCGACCCGGACGCGGCAAGGGCGGGCAAGCTTGCCCCCGGCGGGGAATACTGGCAGGGACTGGCTAGCGCGTCATGGGGTGCGGCATCCACGGCCCGGTACTACACATCGGCGGAGCGGGACGAAATCAACGCTACTGGCGGGATTCCGGCGGGTGCGGTGTGGCAGGAGGTTCTGATAGAGATTCCCGCATAGGCGGGGTCGTGGCCCTGGCGGGCTAGTGCGGGTTCGATTCCCGCGCCACGGGCGGAACCTTGCGGGGTTCTTGACACGGGAAAGATACCGTGCCACAATTCAGACGGGGCGCAAGCTCTCACTAGGAAAGGGGCGGCAATGCCGACACAAACAGACAGGGACCGTATCACGGTCACGGAATCGGGGCGGGTGGCAGTGATCGCCACCTATCACGGCCCGACAGACAGCAACGGGAGCCGTATCACGGTCCGCCGGGCGGACGGCGGCGGGCGGCGTATCACCGTGGGTTGGGACCACGCGCTCGGTATCCAAGAGAATCACGCGGAGGCCATCCGCCAGTATCTCGAGCTGATGGAATGGGGCGGTGCGTGGACTGTTGGCGCAACCCGGACGGGTGCGGTTGCTACTTGGGCGGGTTGGGCGTGATGGCACACTATGAAAGGCCCGCGCACATTCGGGCGGGTGCGGATGTCTACGTGCAGGCGGGACGTGGTGCGGTGACAGTCTCGGAGGGGATGCGCCGGGCGGCAACCCTGGCACGGAATCTTGGGGATATGGAGGTGGCGGCACTTTGGGATCGCCAGGCGGACATGGAGGCAGCGTTCGAGCGGGCGGAGGCAGCCCTAGCAACGTTGGGGGGCCAAGCATGAGCCGCGCCCGCTACCGGTCACCGCAACGGTTCCACAAGTGGAAAGTGCAGGCCACTACCGCGGACGGGTTGACCTACACACGCACGTTCCGTTACAGGGGCGGGCAGACAGGGGCGGAGCATTACGCCCGCCAGGTTGCCGAGCTGTACCCTGCCGGCGCGGTGCGGGTGCTGCCGTTCAACAATGGCGCGGGTGCGTAGCGTGTCCCGTCCCGGCAACGTGTCGGGGCGGGGTGCGGTGGGCATCCACCAATGAGCCTAGAAAGGGGCAACACATGAACAACTATGACCCAACGGAACGGGCAGTGGCCCGTCTCACTGACGCATACCTAGCGTTGGTCGATCCCGCGTTACGGGTGGCAGCGCAACGCGCGGGGGCCGCGGACACTTGGGCGGCGGTTCTTGCGGGGGTGGCAACCCTCACGGAACTGATCACACCGCCCGCAACGGACACCGGGGAGACGGCGCACCCGTTCACGGCAGCAACGGAACGGGGCAACTAATGAACCGTCGGCACTCTAAGAATCACCCGGCGGTACGGTACGCCCGTCAGCAACGGAACGCACAACGAATCGCCCGCGCCGAAATGTGGCTCGGGTTCGCCATCCTCGCCACCTCTATTGTCAATGTGGCATGGCTCGCGGACAATAACGCACCGGGTTACATTTCGATCAGTCACCTGGTCGCGTCCGTGATCGCGTATCTCGCGCTCACAATGGATGACAAGTGAAACGGCGGGCCACCCCCGCCCAGTATCGGATCGCAAAAATTGTGGGTGGCAGACCCGTAGCGTGGTTCCGATACTCCCGCACCGAGGTGTGGCGGTGGATCACCAACCCGGCAAAGGCGCAACGGTTCCGCAGCCAGGATGACGCGCACCACGCCGCCCGTAGCTGTTCGATGTGTTGGCAGCATGAGTACCGAATAGAAACAGACACCTAACAGGTGTGTTAGTCTCCCCAGTGCGGCCCCGCCCCGGTTCCCCCTTCCCGGTGGCGGGGTTCGCGCTTTACCGGAACCGGAACGGTTGCGGACGGTTCACATACTGTTCGCGTTCCTTCGGGGTGAGTCCGCCCCACATCCCGTTACGGCGGCCCGTAGCCTCCTCATGCGGTAGTTCACTGTTCAGACAGTCAAGCTTGACAGGGCAACCATCACAATACTGGCGGGCCTGCCGCCACCACCGGGTCGACTGATCCCCCGGTGGTATCTCGGGGAAGAACACTTCGATAGGGACACCGCGACACGCTGCCTTGTCGCGCCAAGCGTGGCGGCTCATTTCTTGGTGCGCGGGATTTTCATTCCGCGTCTCCGTGCCTGGATACGTTCGGCTTCATCGTTGTGTTCGTTTCGCCGGACATGGCACATACAGGGGCAGGTGCGGTGGATGTGTTCGGGCCATATGGTGAGTGCGCGGGGGACAGTGCCGCAGTGGTCACATTCCAGGGTCGGGGTGGGCTGGTCATTCAGCATCGGGATGGCCATATAAGTTGTAGCCGTTGGCTTCTAGAAGTTCCTTGATTTTTTCTAGGCATTCACCGTCTGTGTATTCTTCGCCTGGAAGATTCATAATCTTGATGATCTGTTCGATCAGTTTGTCACTTGTCATTGTGTCCCCTTGTGAGTAGTTGTTTGCCTATCCATTCAGCTACGGGGCTGGCTACCCCGTTGCCGCACATTTTGTAGCGGTTTGTGTCGTTCACTGCACCGTTGACCCCAGTGGCGGTGTGGTTGTCCGGCCATCCCATGAGTCGTTCGCATTCTATTGGGGTCAGTCTGCGTACCTGGTTCATGTGGCCGACAGCGTGTGGTCCTTTGGCTACGAGTGATGGCATCGTGTTTGTTTCCCCTACGAACGGTTCGTACAGTGCGTTCTCACCTTGGTTGAACATTGCCCGGTCGATGACAACCGGTGGTGAGATCACAATGTCTGTCACATCTTTCCAGTCACGCGCTTTTATTGCTGATGCTGTTCCGTCTTGGGCGTAGTCTCCGAATCCGCGCATCCTGAACAGTTCGCTAGATGTTCCAGCACTGCCCGGAGTGTGGTCGGCATCGTCTTTTTTCTTCTGTCGGCCCGGCGCAGAATCCCCGCTGCTGCTTTGGGTGACAGCAAACATTTTGTCGGGATATCCTGCGGCGGTTGCAGGATCGAAACAAGAGATGACGAACACTCGTCTGCGTCGCTGGGGGACTCCGAAGTGTTGTGCATCCAGCACGACCCATTCCGAGAAACACGCCCCTGCTTCATCCATTTCGTGGAGGACTTGCCCGAAGTCGGCACCTCGGTTGGATGATAAGGCCCCGATGACGTTCTCCCAAATAGACCAGGTTGGGTAGGTTCCATTGCTTAGTTCCCTTAGTTCCTTGATGATTCGGATTCCGTGGTGGAACAGCCCGGATCGTTCCCCGGCTAGTCCTTTGCGTCGTCCAGCTACGGACAGGTCTTGGCATGGTGATCCCCATGCGACAACGTCCACGCCGCCTGTTGCATCCAGGATGTGTTGGCCTGTGAGGGTGGCCACATCATCCCATTTCGGCACGTCAGGCCAGTGATGGTCAAGGACGGCGCGAGCGTGTTTGTCGATTTCGCATTGGAACGCTGTGGTGAGACCGGCGTTGTGTAACCCCATGTCCATACCGCCTGCCCCGGAGAACAGCGACAGAACTTTCACAATGGTTTTCTCCACTGTGACGGCGGGTGGTTGTCTTGCACAGCTTTCAATGTTGTTTCACTGTCGTATGGTCTAATCACATGGATACAGGGGTCGAAGCCGTCAGCGAATTCTTCGTCTTCGGTTTCTGTTGTCGGTAGACCGTCGTGTGTGTAGCAGACAACTGGCCCGCAGAATCCCCGACGCATCCCGTACTTGTGCCAGGTGTCGAAGTCCATGTCCAGCATGGTCAGAACGGCTCTTCGTCTGCCTCGAACGGGGACGGTGCCGGGACAGGCTTGCCGATTCTGCCGACCTCAGCCATCACCTTCTCGGTGCGGTCCTGCACCCACACACTCCAACGCAGCGACGCACCGCACTCATCCACGACAAGTTTCACAGTCTTGCCTTTCGAGCCGTCCTTCTTTGTGTATTCGTCCTGCTCCAAACGCCCAACCACGATCAAGGTTGCACCCTTTTGTGCGGTTGCCGCAATGTTTTCTGCGAGCTGACCGAACGCGACACAGTTATGCCAGGTCGTCTTCTTCTTGTCGTCCTTGCCGTAGGTGTCTGCGAGGGAGAACTCGATGACGGCCATCCCTGACGGGGTGAACCGGAGTTCGGGTTCCTGCCCGACTCTGCCGTGGACGGTGATGCTGTTGTTCATTGGGGGTTCCCCTTTGTTGCGGCTACTTGTTGTAGCGGGATTGTTTGCCGGGATTTCTTAGCACAAGGGTGTGTCGGCGTTTGGGATGGTGTCACATACAAACGGACTTGTATGCCACATTTCGGGCAGTGCCATACGGTGTGTTTCATGTTTCCGGTCCCTTCTGCATTGACGACATTCTCGTGACCCGTTCGGGCGAGTATAGGTGTTGGCTGTGTCATAGGTGTGACCGTAGGGGCAGTGGGTTTTGTTGGCGTTGCGGTGCCGTCCGCGTTTGATGACATCTCTCATGTTGTCTGTTTGGGTGCCGCCTTCGAGGTGGTGGGGGTTGACACAGGTGCGGTTGTCGCATTTGTGTCTGACCACTGGCGGCCATTCAAGGGTGGCTATGAAGTGGGAGAATCGGTGGACTGCCCGGTGTTTTCCGTAGGCGTAGAATTGTCCGTAGCTGTCGCCGCGTAGTGATCCTTGCCAGTTCCAGCATTCGTCGGGGGTGAGGATTTCTACTTTTGTCCAAAATCGTTTTGTGACTTGGTATGCGGGTAGTTCCATGTTGCCCCCAGGTTTGTCCACCGCCTGTGGATTACCGTAGCACTATTTCCGTGAACAGACCACCACCGCTTTCTGTTATACGGTTTTGTGCGATGTTGGCGTATTGGGGGTTGAGTTCGGTGCCGATGTAGTTGCGTCCGTGGTTGAGGGCTACTACTGCGACGGTGCCGGACCCTGTGAACGGGTCAAAGATGGTGTCTCCCGGTCGGGACCCGGCAAGGATGCACGGTTCTACAAGTGCTTCGGGCATGACTGCGAAGTGTGCGCCTTTGAATGGGCGGGTGGGGATTGTCCAGACGCTTCGCTTGTTACGTTTGCCATCTTGTCGAGTTAGATTGCTTGTGACCCCTTTCCCGTGAACGACACGTTGGGTCCCGTTTCTCGTCGGATGGCCGAGTATGACATTTCCGGCTGTTGCACCTGCCGCTTTGCGTTCTTGCCATGTTGCGCCAGGTTTTGTTTTGGCTGGTTCGGCAATTGCTTTGTCGTCGAAGTAATACTTGGCGTTTTTGGTCAACAGAAACACATACTCATGGGATTTTGTGCAGCGATCTGTGACTGATTCCGGCATTGGATTGGGCTTGTGCCAAATGATGTCTTGCCGGAGATACCAGCCGTCGTCTTGAAGGGCGAACGCAACACGCCACGGTATGCCAACTAGGTCTTTGTGTTTTACGCCATGAGCCGAAAAACGTGACCTATCAAGATGATTTTCTTCTGCTCCTTGTTTGTCATTAGAAAATGATTTGCCGAAGTACCTTTCATTCAAGCCTTTTTTTGTTGAACCGTTGCCCGCCGGTTTGTAAGAGTCTCCAAGATTGAGCCACAGCACACCATCATCGGCCAGCACCCGCCACACCTCACGGAACACGGCCACCATTTCTGCAACGTATTCCTGCGGTGTCTGTTCCAAACCGATCTGACCGTCATGGCCGTAATCACGCAGCCCCCAATACGGCGGTGACGTGACAACGCATTGCACTGAGCCGTCAGGTATTTCCGACATTCGTGTTCGGACATCTCCTACAAGTATTTCCGCCTTCATATATTCCTTTCTAGCATCCGCGTTTCCAGCGTTGGACTTTGGGGTGGTTGGATCGGCAGATGAATCCTTGGAGGGTGGGTGAGTGGCGGACGCAGCCCCATCCCCAGGGGCCGACTCTCCACACGTGTTCACCTGCGCGGGTGGTGTACCCGGAGAACGCGATTGCGTCTGCGACCCTGACCTGTTGGCGGGGGGTGAGTCCTCGGGCGGAGTGATACTTCGACCACCGCCTGAACGTCGGCTTGTAGATGCCTAGCCCGCCCGTGTAACTGCGGGTGTTGTGATTCCAGTTGCTTCCGGTTTCACACTGGGCCAACGTATCGTAATACTTATCGGGGAGGATGGCACCGTATTTACGCCGGGATGTTTCCGGGGTGGCTGAGGTGCGGTCAGCGGGTTTGCTCGCGTCTACGGGGCTTACAGGAGCCAATGCGAGGATTGTGGTGGACAGGGACAGGGTGAGAACGGCAGCGGTTTTTCGCATGGGGTTCCTTTCGACGGGGGACAGGGCAAAGTTCAGGCCATACAACTCCTAACTGTGTAACGGATTAGGAGAGTTTAGCCTTTCGGACGAACCATGTCCGACCACGCCACCGGATCAGGCCACAACTCAAACCCATTCAACTGGTCCTGGCGCACCCACCAAGTATCCGCAGAACGGTTCTCCCCCACCAGCAACCCCTCCGTCCGGGTCAACCAACCAGTCAACAACACATGACGTTCAACAACGATTGCGAGAATGAACGGCGCATCCTTGTCCTGCGGATGAATAAACAGATGACCGTCCCGATGCTCCGTGGACCGCACCTGATAGTACGACACATCCCCAGGCAAATCAGACAACCGTTGATTCGTTGCAGGCTGCCAATGCTTGTCGAACGCTTTCGCCACCGCATACTCAGCGATCATCCCGATGATGTCAATCTGCCAATAGTTCTTTCGTTCCCCGGCACCATACACCTGGGGGCGGGCCTTCAAGATGGAGGCGATACGACGCTGACACCCAGCCATAGCCGCGTGAGCCAGCTCGTACTCGTCCAGTTCAACCACAATCTGCATCTTGAACCTCCCCGAACTCGAACCATTCGGACCCGTACACCTCGAACGGGTGAACACCACGCTTCACACAATGCCGGTCCGCCACAAAAATGTCGACACCTTTCTCACGCCAACGCAGAAACGTTTGCTGAGTGGACGGCATCGGCTGACCGTCATGCTTCTCAATGAACCTGATCAACGGTTCCGGGTCAATCGTGAACGACTGCTCCGGATACTTCCTCAGTTTCGCCCGGTACTCCGCATACGCGGCAACACAGTCATCGCATCGGCACCCGTACTGCCTGTAACGGGCCACACCATGCACATAGCCGTCATGCTGTTTCGTCATCCTCGTTTTCCCCTTCAACATTGGGACAGTCATGGTCCCACAACCAGTCACAGTAATCACATCGGTCATCAAACCTGGCGGAACAGCGGCATCTTGCCACCCCGATGTAATCGCATCCGCAGTCGCTCACAGCCCTGCCTCCTTCAATAGTTTGACCAGCACACGGACCGGGAGGACCGCATACCAGTCACCAACATTGGTGGTGCCACGCTTCTTCGCTATCACAGCACCAAGCTGGACATCAGCGTTCACCATCTCAGCTTCCAGTTCTTTGATCCAGCCAGCCAAATCCAGTTTCGCATGGTTCTTCACCTCAAACACGATGGGTCCGCACCCGGTGATGTCCCCCTTGTCGGCGGTGCCATGCAAGGCGCGACGCTCCGCATACGGGAAACCATGCTCACGCAGGTACTTCACCGTTGCTGTCTCAGCAGCGGTGCCTTTCTGCTTTGCTTTACTCACAGCGTCTCGCCAACTCGTTCGACAACCGAGCCACCTCAGCAGACAACTCCCGGCACCGCTCCTCCAGCAACGCAACCTTCTCAGCCCACGTCGCAATGTCACGGGTCATACCCCAAGTCACATCATCAGCCATCGCCCGCTGCACCTTCGGCAAACGGTCATCCGCGTAATCACCGTAACGACCCATCACCACGGCTCCGGCATGAACTCAGTGTTGTACGCATGACGCACCAGGTCACGAATCAGGGCAGACCGTTGCGTCCCCAACTTGTCACACAGTTCAGCAATCTGCTTCAACTGTGTCGGGGTCATACGGATACCAACAATCTGTGACGAAGCCTCAGACGCGGTCGGATCAACAGTTCTCTTGTTCGCCATGTCAGCCCACCAACTCCTTGAACGTGGCCCTCAACTGCGACAGGTGAGCCTGAATCCACACCTCACCAGGTTTGATACCAGCAGCCTCAGCGACAGCGTCCGCATCCAAACCCTTCGATTCGCAAGCGGCACGGAACTGGGCGACCTGCTCATCAGACAACGGGGAGGTCGGCTTCGGCTTCGCAGGGGCATCACCTTTCGCATCTGTCGGACGGTTACCGATGGTCTTCGATGACACCGCAGGCGCAGCAACATCATCCCATTCCTGCTTCGTCCACAGGCTGAGACAGAACCCGAAACGCATCGCGCAGTTCCTGATCAGGTCGGAACACAGCTCCTTGAAAAGATCAGGCTTGTTGTGCTGCACCGAACCGATACCGAGACGGCGGACACCGTGGATGGTCATCCAGCCAGCCATGTGAGCCATCCCGTTTTCCACCCGGTATGCGGGCAGACCGTCCGTGTCGAACGCGACCGGTTCCCATGTCCAGTTCGGGTCTGCTTCGATCAGCATCTTCGTCACATCGGCATGGCCGACGAAATCCAGGGTTGTGCCACCCTTGGGGAGTTTGCCGACAATCTTCGGGTCCGGGACCCCGTACTTGTTGAGGATGTCCGCGAGGGCGGCACCCGATGGGTTGGTTGGTGTTGTCATTTTGATTCCCCTTTCAGCAGGAATGTTCTAGTTGTTGTTTGCTTCGTGAACTGGGATGCCAGTTCCGGGTGAGCTTCTTTGAACGCTTTCGTGTCGAACGTGTCACGGACCTGGGTTTTCCATGTGGCAACCGTGTACCCGTTCATCACAGCGGTGTCGGATTCGCCCATCAACTCGCAGATGCAAGCCTTCAGGGTGTCTTCAAGTTTCTTGTAGGACTCCAGTTCGCTGCGGACATGACGCAACTGGTCAAACAAATCTTTGTGGACCGGGTCAATGTTGCTCGTGGAGTTCAACGATTCCTTGTAGCGGGTCTGCACCGTCTCATACGACCACTTCACCCCGGTCGGGGTCATCCCCAGTTCGATGCTGTTCAACCAGTTCTCCACCGCCGCGATGTGTTCATCCATCTCAGCCTGCGTGATGTGTTGCACATGGATGTGGAGAATCATTGACGGATCAAAGATGGCCCACAGGATTTGGTTCACATCCGCACAGATGGCCTGCTGAATGCCTTGGATACGCCAGTAGTCCGGCAGTTGCCCCTCCCACTTGCGGGTCGTGGTCTTGATTTCCAGCACCTTGCGGATGCCGTCCTGTTCCCACAACCCG